CGACGCCGGCGTCGAGAACGACCTGGTCTTCGCCTGGTCGATCGACGGGACGGCCATCCAGACGGCCTTCATCAACAACATCGGCGACCTCGCGATCGGGACCTTCATCCACTTCGAGGTCAGCCGCGAAGGCGGGACGCTCCGCTTCTTCATCGACGGCGTCCTCCAGACACTCGACGGCGCGAGCGACTCGATCGCCGGCGACGTGATTCACGAGCCGCTCGATGACGCGGCGAACGAGATCTGGGTCGGGCGGATGAACGACACGGCCGGGACCGACCGCGACTTCGACGGACACCTGGACGAGCTCCGGATCTTGAACCGCAACGACCACACGGCGACCTTCACGCCGGAGGTCGCGCCCTACACCAGGCCGAGCTCGCCGGACTTCTAGCGCCGGCGGATCCGGCGCGGGTTCCAGGTTCGCCAGGCGAAGAACATGAGGGAGGCGTCGATCGAGAGCGCGACCCAGGCCGCGGTCGAGACGTGGAAGACGACCAGGCCAGCCAGGCCGAGGAGGATCGTGATGAAGATGAAGTCGCGCACCCCTCGGACTATACTCGAACAGCAACCAGGAGAAGATCATCATGTCCCAGAACCTCCAGCTCCAGAAGACCGTCAACATCCACGCGCGGAGGATCCGACACCGACGCCGCCTTCTCACGACCGACCCGCGCTTCCGTTCACGCCTGGCCGGCTTCGACAATTTCCTCACCCGCGAGGCGACCAGGGCGAACGCGAGCCCGCTCCGCCTGGTCGGCGAGGCGATCGCGGCCGGCGGGACCGGCTACGCGCCGAACGACCAGTTCGACATCACCGGCGGGACCTTCTCGGTCCCCGCGGTCGGCATGGTTCGGACGGTCGACGGGAGCGGCGTCGTCCTCACGGCGAAGCTCATCGAGCGGGGCGTCTACACGGTCGTCACGCCGCCGGCATCTCCGACGACTGTCATCCGTAGGAAGAACGGAGCGCCAGCGGCCGGGACCGGCTTGACGATCAACGACGGGATCACGAGCGCGGTCTCGGGCGTCACCGCCGCCGAGCTCCTGGCGGGACTTCGTTCGCGCTTGAACATCGCCGGCACGATCCCGACCAGGAAGGCCGCGCGAGATTATCGCAACGACGAGAACAGCTCGGACACCTACGAGGACGCGGGCGTCCCGACCAGCTAGTCGTCCGGCCGCTCCCGAAGGAGCGACACGTCGCGAGCCCGGAGGGCCTTGTTCATCCTCCAGGGCTCCGGCGCCTGGCCGGCTTGCTTCACCGCCCGACACAACCAGGCGAAGTCCTTCGGCGTAGATCCGGAGAGGTCGACGAGAACGTGGCCGACCGTGACGTCTTCGTGGACCGGGATCTCCTGGTCGTTCAACCAGGCGATCAACTTCCTCGCCTCATCTCGACCGATCGTTCCCGCCGCGACGTTCACGCGCTGGCTCGCGCGCTCCTCTCCGCCGCTCGGCTCGCTCCGCTTGCCATAGGATCCGCCCCTGGGCGGACCCAGTCCGAGATCCTCGGGCGAGTTCGGCTTCGGCTCGTCGTCGTCCTGGACGACCGGCTTCGGCTCATCGAAGAGCCCGCCCTGGTCGCCGTCTCCTGGGCTAGAAGGGGACGTCGTCATCTCCTACCTCCCCGAGCTTCTCCTTCGCCCTGGGCGGACTGGCTGGTTCCTGGGGCCGGTTCCGGCCGCCTCCCTGGCCGCGGTAACAAGACGGACACAACGACATCCAGGGCGCACCCTTGAACGCCTTCCCGCACCCTGGGCCCTCACACGTCCGCTCGATCTCGCAACGATGACGGGATCCCGTGGTCGGGTCTTCCGGGATCCAGCGCCCGCCGTCTTGTCGCCATTTAATAGCCGCCCCGCAATCCTTACACGAAGACCTCGATCCGTTCGCCATCTCTTCCTCCTCGATTTATCCCCAGCTTATCAACAGCTTCCCCCCTGGTCATCCCCTGGGATTGACGACGGGAGGCCCTTCCGTCTAACAACTGTTAGAAGGTTTTAACCGTTCACAACGGGCCAGTCACGGGTCCGGAGGGAAGGGCCACAAGCTCCGGACAACTGTGAGACGGGACCGAAGCCGGACGGACCAGTGGGTCGCCGGTTCCGGGAGATCTTGCGGGAGGCTCGGGCTCGTGGCAGAATCGCGGAGCCCGGTCGTCTTCCTGCAAAGATTCCGACCGAAAAAAAGCCCCGCCGGGATCTTCGCCTGGCGGGGCTTCTCTTTATACGCCGGACCGCGGCGCGTTACAACTACCGGCCCTCGACGTGTTCCCAGTACGCCTTCCAGGCTCCGAGCTTCGCGTCCTCCAGGTAGCGAAAGCCGTGACCGTTCGGCGAGACGATGATGTCGTCCGCGAAGAAGGCCTCGATGTAGTACGGCCAGAGCGCGGTCGGATGCCCGCAATGAATGACCCAGACGTCGAGATCCAGGAGGCCCTCCCCGTTGAACCTCATGACGCTCAACTGGTAGCGCCGGCCCTTCGTGGCCGAGTCGCCGAAGCCCTCCCAGTTCGTCTTCTTCATCTCCGGGAGAAGCGCGAGCTCGTCCGCCGGCCAGAGATCGGTCGGCGGCGAGCTCATCTTCCTCGGCCGGTTCATCGGATGTAGTCGACGAAGGTGATCTCCGTCGGCTTGATGATGAAGCCGAGCGAGCCCTGGAACCTCACCTGGATCCAGCCCGTCTTCGTGTCGATCTTGCGGACGTCTCGCGTCGCCGTCTCGACTCCGAACCTATGCGCGACCGTGAACTTGATCCTCACGCGGCCGCCCTGGGACATCCAGCTCGAGATCTCGTTGACCTGGACCTGGCCGATCATGTCCGTCTCCTCTCGACCTGGACGTTCAACGTCTTCGTCCGTCGGTCCCCGGCGATCAACGCCATCTTCTCGAGAAGCGCGCGGCCGGCCTGGGAGCCGTCGCGAGCGAGTTCTTCCTCGAGCTTCTTGTGGAGACGTTCGACGGCCCGCTTGAACTGGCTCCGGACGATGTCCGGCTCGAGCTCAACCAGGAGCGCCTCGAAGGTCGCCGTGTCTTCGATCTTCTTCCTCATGATCGTCCTCCCTCGCGGATCTCCCGCGCATTATGGACGAGGGCCTTGAACGGCGACGGCCGTCTCCTTCCCTCGATCCGGTTCAAGTGGACCCAGATCCCGGCCCAGTATCCGAACATCGCGAACTTATACCGGGCGAGCGAGTCGATCGCCTTCGCGGCGGCCTCCTGGATCTCGTGGTCGAGCTTCTCTTCTCTGGTCATGTCGTTCCTCCTACTGGTTCACAATTTGGGGCGCGCGGTCGGCGCGTCGTCGAAGTTCGTGATCGAGCTCGTCACCGTCTCGACCTCGGCCAGGTCCAGGCCGGCGTCGACCTGGGACTGGATCCGGCGCTTCATGAAGGCCGCCCGATCGTCGCCGTGTTCGGCCTTGTGCCGGCAATGATTGACGGCGATGTTCGTCGAGTCGGCGCTCTCGAATCGCGTGAGCTCGGACAAGACGCCGAGGCCTCTCATCAAGTGGATCCACGGCCGGCGATTGTGATCGGCCTCAACCTGGTCGAGGACCTGGGAGGCGTCACGGATCCGCGCCAGGTAGTCGGCGCGCTTCGTCTGGACGTCGAACTCGGCGCAAGATCCGAAGCCGACGAAGTTCATGAGCCGCGCCTGGGTCTCGAGGAACTCGAGGCTCTCGTTCAAGTGCCAGATCGACATCGTCCGCTCGGGGAAGTCGGCCAGCTCCTCGCGGATCGCCCAGGAGATCTCGAGAAGGTTCTCGCGCTCGGATCCCTCGATCACGTCCGGGATCACGGCGACGGCCTGGGAGCTCCGAGCCTGGGCGGCGTTCGCCCAGCTCCAGAACTTGTTCCGGTCGATCGCGCCCTTCTTCTTCTTCCAGTGAGAGAAGGCGCCATTGTCGAGGACCAGGATCTCGTCCTCGCCGACGAACTCGATCGCCCGATCGAGATCTCGAGGAGCCGCGTGAGACACGCAAAACGACGAGCCGGCCAGCGACGGGAAGAGGGCCTTCGGCGTGACCGGAGTCCCGACGACGATCCTCGGCTTGAAGATGTCGGAGTTCATCGGCCGACACCGTTGAGAAGCCGGCGGGCTTCCTTCGTTGCGCCGTTCCGCCTGGCGGATCCGCGGAAGCGCGACGCGGCCTTCTCGACCGGGCCGGCATCCGTGACCCGGATGTCCTTCTTGTCCTGGCGACGGACGACGACCTTCGGCGTCTGGATCACGAACCGGACCTGGGAGCGGCCCTCGAACATGATCGCCGCGCGGAAGGCGCCGTCGACCCAGGCGTTCACGAAGCGCGCGTTCATCGGTTCGCCTCGAAGAAGGCCTGGGCGAACCCCGGCGGAGTCACCGACCGGAGGGCCTTCGTCTTCTCGGAGGATCCGCCGAGCTTCATCAACCAGCTCCCGGCGTCGCAAGCCTTCACGGGCTCGACGTCGTTCCGCTCGAGGTCCGTGAAGAACGAGCCCCAGAGCCCGGTCTTCTTCGTGTAGGCGTCGCCGAACTGGTGCGGCTGGAAGTACCAGGGAGCGCCGAGGCCCTCGATCAACTTCGGAAGACGGCCGACCGGATTCTCGAACACCCAGAACTTCGGAGCGAAGAGCTCGACGGTCCGGAAGACCATGTAGACGAGCTCCAACATCTCCGCCGTCCGACCGTCCGCGTCCTTCGCGGGCCAGTATTGAGCGCCGGATCCGGAGAAGTGAGTACACGGCGGCGCGGCGATGACGCCGTAGATCGTATCGAGGCCGAGCTCCTCCAGGAGATACTCACACGAGAAGTCGGCGATGTCGTGACACCAGCCGAAGCCGCCCGGCTCCTTGATGTCGAAGTGGATGACCGGATAGCCGGCGTCGCGGTACGGCTTCGACCACTCGCCCGAGTGATCGAAGAGCGAGATGATGACCCGGTTCTCGATCCGCTCGAAGTGAGTCTCACGCCACTCCAGCCAGTCTTCGTCCTGGTCGGCCGTGAGCGAGCTCATGTTGTCCTGGCGCGTTCTGTTCATGTCGTCCTCCGTGAAGTCGAGCTCGTATTGTCTCACACCGCGGGACGGCTCGCGTGACCTGGGTCACAGTTTTCGACATCCGCTTCAATGGGATCAAGGAGTTGCGACTTATTCCCCGGATTATGGAAAGGGCGACCAGGGCGTCGCCCTGGGCGGTCCGGATCTTGACGCGGCTCGCGGACTGGTCTCGGGTCGTGTTACAGTGACGAACGAGAACCCCAGGAGATGTTCCACATGAAACACTCGAACCTTCTCCGCCGCGCGCGGAAGGCGTCGGGCAAGACGGCCGAGGAGATCTGTGTCGCGACCGGATGCACCCGGCCGACGCTCTACCGCGTCGAAGCCGGCGAGGTCACGCCGAAGAGGCCGCTCGCTCGGGCGCTCTTCCGGATCTACAAGGGCCAGGTCCCGCTCGCTCACATCTACGACCCCGAGTTCGCCGGCGAAGTCCGGGCGGCATCATGAGCCGCGCCTTGACCGTCCAGCCGAAGGTCGGCTCGTTGCCCTGGCGGGCGCACCCGTCCGAAGAGACGACCGTCGCCGAGCTCGAGCGCGCGCTCTCGATGTTCAAGATCGACCTCGTGAGAACGACCGCCGACGAGATCCTTCTCGTCCAGAACACCGAGTCGATCCGCGACGGGGAGGCGCCGCCGACGACCGAGGACCTCGCCCGGATAATGTTCGGGCACGATGACGCCGTCCTGGTCGAAGAGACCGGCGCACACAAGAAGCTCGACGGGGAGAAGTTCCCCGTCGGATAGACGACGCCGGAGGCCGTTCCGCTGGCGCGGGCCCGTGAGGGGCTCCTGGGGCGGTCTCCGGTTTTTTTGTTCTCGTGAGGAGATGAAGATGATGAGCTCGTCCGACTTGCCGGCGTGTCCGGCGTGTGGATCCCGAGAGGTCCGAACCGTCCAGGATCCGCCCCGGACCTTCTACGCTTGCGCGCAATGCGGGCGCGACCGGACGGAGGCCTGGGAGGCCATCCAGCCGCCGCCGGCGCCAGAGAAGACCCCGAAGACGAAGGCCTTCCGCCAGGCCCAGGCGTTCAACCAGGAGGCGAAGGAGCGCCACATGGAAGAGGATCTCGCCCTGGGGATCGGCGCGACACTCGGGGCCAGCTTGTGAACGCGCCCGAGCGTGTCTTCATGGATGAGCGGGTCGCGGCCAGGATGCCGGCGAGCGAGAGCGACGCCGCCGAGGAGATCGGCCAGGACGTCGAGGTCGTCGCCTACTGGCGCGAGGACATCGTCCTCGAGAGGATCCGCGAAGGCCAGGCCGAGGCCGAGGAGTTCGCCGTCCAGTTCGAGGTCTACGGCGTCGCGACCTTGCCGGACAACTCCGGGACCTATGCGCCGCTCCTGGTCGTCTTGTCGAACTTCGGGAGGATCCGCCGCCAGGTCCAGATCGAGGACGGCGACGCCGAAGCCGGCCAGAGGATCGTCTGGGAAGCCGTCGAAGTTCCGGAGCTCAAGACGTGAGGGCCTGGAAGAGCGCCGCCACGGATCCCGAGAAGGTCTTCCTCTACTTCCGCGAACACGCCGACAAGTTCTTCACGGAGGACCATGTCGCCGCCCAGATCCGCGTCGGCCGCCGGCGGACCCGGAGGATCGTCGCCTGGCTCGTCATCGAGGCGAAGCTCGAGTCGATCGAGACCGTGAGCTCGTTCGCCTGGGGCCGGCCGAAGAAGATGTTCCGCGCGAACCGCGCCGACGACACGATCAACCAGGTCGAGCTCTTCCGCGACCGGATCGCCGCCGCCGGCTTCGGGGATCCCTACGGATGACCGTCCGCGACACGAGCGTCCAGGCGTTCCGCGAGAACCTGGCGCGCGGGATCTACGCCAGCCAGAAGGCCGCCCTCTCCGCCCTGGTCGAGATGACCGGACCAGGATCTCGGCGCGAACTCGCCGCGCGGTCCGGCTTCGAGATCTCGGCCGTGTGCGGCGCGGTCAACTCCCTCATCAAGACGAACGCCCTCCAGGATCCGCGCGTCGTGACGTGCAAGAAGACCGGCCGGCCGGTTCACCTGGTCGAGCGCGTTCCGTTCCAGGCGGCGCTCTTCTAGTGTCCGGTCGTTGCCGAGATTGCGGCGCCATCTTCGACGAGCCGAGCTTCTCCGAAGGTCCGAAGACCTGGGACGAGAACCTCCAGAAGGTCGTCCGCTTCGCCCAGTCGCTCTTCATGTGTCCCGAGTGTCTCTCGACGAACATCCGGGAAGACGTCCGTCCCGTCGCCTGATACACTGGGCGGACCTTTGCAGGAGAACGACATGAACGAAAAAACAGACCAGGCGGTCGTCCTGGTCGAGACTCCCGTCTCGGATAACGGCCACGCCCTCGAGGTCCGCTCGGCCCTCGACATCAAGCCCTCGCTCTTCAAGGCCGGCCTCGAACGCCGGAAGAAGAACCGGGACTCGCTCATCGAACACATCCGCGAGGCCCTGGTCGAGGGGACCGACTTCGGCCGGATCCACGTCATCAAGAAGGACCGCTGCCCCGACGGCGCCTTCTGTTCTAACCCCTACCACTTCTCGAAGCCGTCGCTCTGGAAAGCCGGCGCCGAGAAGATCGCCGGGATCCTCGGGCTCCGTGTCACCTGGCCGACCCTCCGCGCCTACGAGGACCGGATCATCCAGGGCCAGGACGTGAACCAGGTCCTCCTCCGTTGCGAGCTCGTGAACTCCGACGGCGTCATCATCGCCGAGGGGATCGGCGGCCGCCTGATTCAACAGGACGGCGACCTCAACAAGGCGCTCAAGATGGCGAAGAAGTCCGGCCAGATCGACGCCGTCCTCAACGTCGGAGGCCTCTCCGAGGTCTTCACCCAGGACCTCGAGGACATGGATCCCGAACAACTCGGAGGCCAGCGCGACCCGTTCCAGCCAGGCGAAGAGCGCGTCGACTCCGCGATCCCCAGGGACGCGAAGCCGCTCTCGACTCATTGCCCGATCGGGCGCGAGTGGAAGGGGACGCCCTGGGAAGAAGTCGACGACGGCTTCCTCAACTGGATCATCTCGAAGATCGACGACAAGCCCGACCTCCGCGACCGAGCTCTCAAGGAACTCGAGAGCCGATCGGTCGAGACACCCGAGGCCGCCGAGCGTCGCGTCTCTGCTAAAATGGGAACGAACAAGAAGATCGGGGACTTCGCTCGTGAGCTTTCGCTGGCGAAGACACTCGACCAGCTCATCGCCATCACCGACGAGCTCCCCGACGAGTTCGAGCCAGGCCTTCGCGCCTTCATCACCGAACGCGAAGCCGAACTCGGCCCGCAATAATTAGCGGCCCGTGAGGGGCCAGGAGTACAACATGGAAACCAACACCCAGAAGTCGCTCGCGATCGCCGAGCTCAACCCGATCGTCACCGACATCGCGGCCTTCGCCGGCACGATCGAAGGGATCGACGTCGCCGACGAAGAGACCCAGGGCCAGGTCGGCGACCTGGTGAAGATGATGAACCACAGACGGAAGAAGCTCGAGGACAAGCGGACCTCGCTCGTCGCGCCGCTCAACGCCGTCGTGAAGGACATCAACGCGCTCTTCAAGCCGCCACGCGATCGGATCGACGAGATCGTCCAGATCGCGAAGAAGAAGATGAACCGATTCGCCCAGGCCCAGGTCGCCCTCGAGGCGGAGAAGAAGCGGATCGAGAGGGAGGAAGCGGAGACCGAGCGGAGGGAGGCCCAGGAACTCGCCGACGCGCTACGCGCGAAGGCCGGCCCCGAAGCCGAGGTCGTCGCCGAGGTCGTCGTCGAGGAGGCCGAGAAGAAGGTCGAGAAGGCGGCGGCTCCGGCGCGAGTCGCCCCGACCAGGGGACGCGAGTCGAGCGTCATCGTGTCGAAGACCTGGAAGGCCGAGGTCGTCGACATCCTCGAGCTCGCGAAAGCCGTCGCGGCTGGTAAACTTCCGACCCGCGTCCTCGAGCCGAACATGACCGCCCTCAACGACATCGCCCGCGAGAAGAAGGACCCCGGCACGATCGACGGCGTCCGCTTCTACGAAGACGTCACGACGAGCGTCCGATGAAGAGCCAGTTCTCGAACGAGAGGCGGGGACCAGTCCGCGCGGACTTCCTCCTCCAGGTCGACGAGCCGGCGAAGCTCATCCGGATCATCGACCAGGATCTCGGCGGGATGTCCGTCACGAACGACCTCGAGGCCGTCCTCCGCGAGGTCTCGCTCCAGATCGACGCCGCGCTTCCCGAGTATTCCGTCATCTACCGCGACTCGACCGGAACCTGGGACGCGATCATCGTGAAGGCTCACGACGTTCTCGCGCACACCTGGACCTTCGAGGTCCGGCCCGGACCAGGCCCGGAGACGGAGACCCGCGACCCGATGGCGAGATCTCGATGAGCGCCGGCGTCGTCATCAAGGTCGACAACTCGGTCGAGCGGACCGCCTGGACGCGCCTCCTCGAGGCGTTCCGGATCTCGGAGATCTACGAGCTCCCAGGCCTCGGCCAGCCGCTCGAGAAGTCGATCAAGATCGAGACCCTCTCGGACCTGGCGAACTACCACGAAGCCGACCTGGTCGTCCTCGCGGCGATCGACGGCGACTTCGTCCAGGGCCAGCGCGCGCTCGTCTCGTTCGAGCATCCGGAGGAGGCGATCTACATCTTCGGCGGCTCGATGACCAGGCTCTCCCAGGCCGACCTCCTGGGCGAGACGATCGTCGAGTCCCTCTACATCGAGGCCGGCGATCTGTTCCCGAGCCAGGCCGGCGCGGTCGTTCTCTGGGACCGCTACGTCAAGCGGCTCCTCCTATGAGCGACGAGCTCGTGGCCGCCGGCTTCTGGTTCCTCCTGGGCTTCTTCGTCGCCTCCTGGCTGGCGTACAAGTCCCAGGCGAAGCGGCGGATCCAGTCGCTCGAGTCGTTCCGGACCGCGAAGAGCGAGATCCTCAAGCTCCTCCAGGACGTCCGGGAAGTCACCGAGATCCGTGTCACAATTCACGACGAGGACGGCGAGCTCGAGGTCACGACCGAAGAGGCCCCTCTTCCTCCCCCGAAGAAGGACCTCCACTAGATCCAGGCGTTCGCGTATCCTCGAGGCCCCGCTCAACGGCGGGGCCTTTTTTTCGCGCCAGGAGAACGTCATGAAGATCCTCACCCTCACCCTCATCCTCATCGCGTCGCCGGCATGGTCGACCGGCGGCGGAGATCCGGATCCGAACCAGGAACAACACCAGGGCCAGGAGCAAGGCCAGGAGCAAGGCCAGCACCAGGGCCAGGAGACGACCGTCATCACCGAGGCCTCGATCGCCGAGGGAGCCGTCACGATCAACCAGAACCGGGAGGCCCAGGGCGACTACGAGGTCAAGTTCCGCAACAACCCGAACGTCTACTCGCCGGCGATCCAGCCGACGATCTCCTGTTATAAAACGGGCGGAGGCGGCGCGTCGGGCGGCGGCGTCGGGCTCTCGTTCGGCGGCGGGAAGATCGACTCGGCTTGTGTCGAGCGCGAAGAGATCCGGCTCGGCCATCTACTCGGCCACGAGGAGGTCGCGCTCTTCCGCTATTGCAACCTCGAGAACAACGTCGCGGCCTTCGGCTCGGCGCTGGCTTGCATCACCTACGACTCGAGCCCGGCGTCGTCGGAATACCAGCTCCTTCTCACCGAGAAGAACCGGCTCGAGCGCGAGCTCCGTGAGACTCACGAGCTCATGGTCTCGAGATGCCAGGCCGCGGAAGAAGCCGGCGAGCGGACCGAGGAAGCCTGGCTGGAGTGTCTCGCAAAATAGCGATAGACTCGGCGCTCGGCCGTGAGGGCCGTTAGTCACTCGAAGCCGGCCCCAGGGCCGCGAATCCAGGAGGCCCTCATGTCCTTCCAGTACGGCGCAGGATCCCAGAAGAAGCTCGACACCGTTCACCCGGACCTCGCCGACGTGTTCGCCCTGGCGATCACGCGGACGCCCTACGACATCACGATCGTCCACGGCTGGCGCGGCGAGGAGATCCAGAACGCCCTCGAGGACTCCGGCGCGTCGACGAAGAGGTTCCCGGACTCGTATCACAACCAGACAACGGACCCGTCGATCCCGGACCCCGAGGAGGTCTCGGACGCGGTCGACTTCGCGCCCTACATCGACGGGAAGATCCCCTGGGGCGAGACTCACATCTTCGCCGCGATCGCCGGCGTCGTCTTCTGTTGCGCCGCCGAGCTCGGCGTCGCGATCGACTGGGGCGGCGACTGGGACGGCGACGGCAACACGAAGGAGCATAAGCTCCAGGACTGGGGCCACATCCAGAGGAGACGCGGATGAAGAAGTTCTCGGAACACTCGGGCGGGATCCAGCTCGCCCAGATCCTCGGGGTCATGGGCTTCATCTTCGGCGTCGGCGGGTCCTTCATGATCTGGGCCGCGGACGCGAAGATCGACGAAAAATACGCGACCGACGCGGATCTCCTGGCCGTTCAACAGACGACGAGCGCCCAGGTCACGGTCCTCACGACGACCGTCCAGGAGAACACGACGACCGTCAAGGCCACGGCGAGCTCGGTCGACGGGCTCACCCTGGTCGTCCTCGGCCTCCAGATGACCGACCTCGAGAGCGAGGTCTCGGCGCTCGAGAAGGAGAAGCGCGACCAGGGCGCCGGCTGGAACGAACGAGACGAACGCAACCTTCGCGACCGCCAGAGATCCCTCTCGGATCTCGAGCGCCAGCGCGGGATCATCCTCGACCGATTACTCGCCGCGGATCCGGAGCCGTGAACGAAGGAGACCGTCGCCGTCGACGAACTCAAGCCGCCCGCACACCAGGCGCGCGTGACGAACGCCGAGGCGCTGGAGCTCGACCGTGACCTCGGAGGATCCGGTCATCCACTTCGCGGAGCGGCTCGACGCCCTCCGAATAATTCCGCGCGCTCTGGTCATCTTCTACTACGCCTTTTTTGCGAAGTTCTCGTTCTACCTGGCCGACTGGTTCATCAACTACGACTTCTCGGGAATTGAGAACCAGGCGGTCGCCCTGGCTGTTGCCGGTTTTCCGGTCGGGATCCTGGGAGTGATGACTGGCGTCCTCGGGACGCTCACGAACAACTACTTCCGAACGGGCAAGGCCGGCGGGAATGGCGGGTAGAGCTTGAACATCCAGGCCCTCCTCGTTGTCCTGGTATTAGGTGGCGGAATGATGGCCGGCGGCTTCTTCCTCGTCAAGGGCCAGATCGACATGAGAGTCGCCGCCGAGGTCTCCGCCAGCGCCGAAAGGACCCGCGCGGATCTCGCCGAACATGAACGCGATCGTCTCGAGAGGGACATCGAAGACGAACTTGAGCGCCAGGCCGAACTCCAGACGGAGCTCCAGGCCGCCCGCGACCTAGAAGCAACGACGACGGAAGTCCTCGAAGACCGTGAGCGTCTCACTCGCCTCACCCAGGCGAAGCCCGGCTTGATCGAACGACAAGCGCGAAGGGCGACGACGAAGGTCTGGAGCGACATCGAAGTCGAAAGCCGTGAACAGTAAAGCGGCCGCCGCTCTGGTCCTCCTGGGAGTTCTCCCTGGTTGCTCACTTTTTAGCTCGAAGCCTCCGGACGTCACGATCCAGGAGCGCGCGACGCCGGTCATCTGTGACACGTCACCCAGGCCCGACCCGCTCAACTTGAAGGACACGCCGCCGACCCTGGTCATGGATCCGAACGAGGTCTGGGGCTATTGGTTCAACTCCGAGCTCTACGCCGCGCTCGCCGAGAACCTCCAGGCGATGAGGTCCTGGATGACCCAGTCCCGCGCGATCCGCTCGAAGCTCGTCGCCTGTATTGACGACCACAACTCGAGCGTCGAGGATCCTCCCCCAGATTAGGCGAGGCCGGAAGGTATGGCGGCAAGCGGAGCGAGGCCCGCCTCATTGCGGGAACAGTCACCGCGGCCTAGAGCCGCCGGTCTCGCCTTCCGAGTAGCGAGCCGCGCCGCGCGATGTTACGCTCGCCGGTCATGAAGAGGAGCGACTTCAACGAGCGGCCCGGCGTCTTCCGGACCTGGAAGGAGGCCCGCCCGATGTTACTCGCCGCGCTACTCGGCGCGCTTCTCTGGACTCTGGCGCTCTACCAATGCGCCCCGAAGGAGTAGATGATGGCGAGAACAGAAGAACAGAAGGCCCGCCGGCGAGAGCGCGATCGGGAACGACGCGACGAGCTCCAGGCCGCGCGACCAGCTCCCGAAGAGGACCGCCCGCCGATCCCGGCCTTGAAGGTTCAACGGATGGGGAAGCTCTTCCGGATCGCCTACGCCGAGACGCGCAACCTCGCGAAGTACAACTCCGGCGACCCCGTCGACGGCGGCGGCTTCGACGACGAGACCGACGCCCAGATCTTCCTCTCGAAGGTCCTCGGCGAACAAGGTCCGACCCGTGACGCGGAGGCGGAGGGAGTCGGCTAGTGAGACCAGACGGCGCGCCGGAGGACTTCGACCCGACGGGCTACTATAAGCGGAAGGCGGAACACCGCGCCGAGATGATCCCGATCCTCGTCTGGGTCTGGACCCTGGGGCTCGGGATGATACTCTTCGCCGCGGCGATCAACTTCTTCGACACCTACCAGGAGACGCTCATGTTCGGCCTCAACCTCACGACCCTCATCATCGGGATCCTCATCGGTCTCGCCCTGGTTCAACTGTATCCGCCGAGCGCGCGGATCGGCGTCTGGATCGTCAACAAGGGCCGCGCCGCCTGGACCTGGATCCGCGAACGATGAGGAAGGGCGCGATCATCTTCGTCGTCGTCTTACTTCTGGCGCTTGTCGTTCTCGCCGCCGCTCCTCTGTTGGGGATCATCTTCGGCGGCGGGTTCGACCCTTAGATGGCCGGGCCGAAGGGCCAGGCGAACAAGGGCGACCGCTCCAGCGCGTCAAGCCGACACGGCGAGACGGACTGGTTCAAGAAGAACCGGCTCAAGAAGCGCCGGCGCGACAAGATCGCGAAGGCCTCGAAGAAGCGGAACCGATGAAGGTCCTCGACGTCCGACCGACGCCGGCGCCCAGGCAAAGCCAGCGCGACAAGTGGGCGCCCTCGAAGGCCGTCCAGATCTACCGCGCCTTCCGTGACGAGATCGGCTACAAGCTCCAGGAGCTCCCCGCGGACTTCTTCCATGTCGTGTTCGTGATCCCGATGTCGGCCTCCTGGTCGGAGAAGAAGAAGCGCGAGTTCGTCGGCCAGCCTCACGAGCTCAAGCCGGACGCGGACAACCTGGTCAAGGCGCTCATCGACGCCGTCTATCGTGACCGAGAGGACTCCCAGGTCTGGAACTATGCGACGACGAAGCTCTGGGGCTACACCGGCGCGATCTTGATCTCCGACGACTTCCTCCCGTTCTACGAGCTCCCCGTCGATCTTGCCGAACTGGTTCGGGGATCCTGGGAAGTGTACGATCGGAAGCCCGTCGTGTGAGACGACCTCGGAGGCCGTGATGGCCGCGCAACCCGAAGAAGAGACACCCAGCGGACACGATCAACACGCGCGCGCGACGCCTGGGAACCGTTCCGTCGTTCCGCTTCATCTCGTCCAGTTCCTCGAAGCCCTCCGCCAGAACGGGAACGTCTCGCTCTCCGCCCGGATGATCGGCTGGAGTCGCTCGACCGTCTACGCCTTCGCCGGCAAGAACCCCAGCTTCCGCGAGGCGATGAGGGAGGCGCTCACCGAAGGCCGTGAGCTCCTGGTCGGCGAGGCCTGGAAGCGCGCCGTGACCTGGGCCGAGTACACCGACACGAAGAAGACCCTCCACGTCGCGCCGCCGTCCGATCGTCTCCTGGCGATCCTGGTCGCCGGCTACTTCCAGGAGTTCAAGCCAGGCCGAGGGGATGACGTCCCGGCCGACACCCTCCTCCCGGAGACCGCGGACCTCACCCAGCTCGACGACCAGGAACTCGAGACGCTCGAGCGGATCCTCGTGAAGGCGGGAGCCGATGAGCTCGGCTCTCGCGCGGATTAGAGCCGAACGAGCTCGCCGAGGCCTCGGCCTCCACGACTTCATCCGCGACGCCTGGAAGTGGGTCGACCCGATCGAGGGCGTCTTCGGCCGCTACACGCGGGCGCTCTGCTGGACCCTCGAGCAAGTCCTCCAGGGCCGGATCCGCCGGCTCATCATCAACGTCCCGCCCGGTCACATGAAGAGCCTCACCGTGTCGGTCTTCTGGCCGGCCTGGGCCTGGCTCATGAAGCCCGAGATCCGCTTCGCCTTCACGTCTTACCGTGGCGACCTGGCGCTTCGAGACGCCGATCGCTCTCGGGATCTCATCCGCTCGGAGTTCTATCAGGAGCTCCTCCTGGGCCGGCCGAAGAAGTGGGCGCTCCTCCGAACCGGCCAGGACACGAAGAGCCGCTTCGCGAACAACCAGGGCGGCTACAGGTTCTCGAGCGCGGTCGCCGGCATCATGGGAGAAGGCGGCGACATCGTCGTCCTCGACGATCCTCACAACGTCGAGCAAGCCGAGAGCGACTCGGTCCGCGACGAGACCGTCCGGAAGATCCGCCTCGCGCTCCCGACCAGGGTCCGGTCGAAGACCGGCGCGATCGTCATCATCATGCAACGGTTACACCCGCAAGATCTCACCGGCGTCTTCCTGGACGAGGAGGGCGAGCTCTGGACTCACTTGTGTCTTCCCGCGCGCTTCGAGCCCGATCATCCTCACCCGTGTCCGTTCGACTGGCGCCGGCAACCTGGCGAGCTCCTCTTCCCGGAGCTCTTCAACTCGACCAGGCTCGACGAGCTCGAGACCGGCCTCACCGAGTACGGCGTCGCGGGCCAGCTTCAACAACGTCCTCATCCGCGCGAGGGCGGAATGATGAAGCGCGACGACTTCAAGATCATCGACGCCGGCGACGTTCCGAAGGGCGGGACGATCGTCCGGGGCTGGGACCTGGCGGCGACCGACGCGAAGGCGCAAGACGCGAAGAAGGCCGCCTGGACGGTCGGCTTGCGTCTCCGCTACGTCGGGCGCAAGATCTACATCGAGGACGTGATTCGTCTCCGAGGCTCCCCGCATAAAGTCCGGACAACAATGAGAACCGCGGGGAACAACGACGGGAAGGTCGTCATCATCGACTTCCCGCAGGATCCCGGCCAGGCTGGCAAGGCCCAGGCGGAGGACATCGCCGCGGACTTCCCAGACCGTCGGATCTTCTACTCGCCCGAGAGCGGAGCGAAGGAGGTCCGAGCCGAGGCTCCCGCGGCTCAAGTCGAGGCCGGGAACGTGTACCTCGTTCGCGGCGCCTGGAACGGCGTGTTCCTGGATGAGGCCGCGGCCTTCCCTGGGTCCACGTTCAAGGACCAGGTCGACGCCTTCTCGAGAGCGTATCATCGCGCCGTCAGACAACCACGACGCCCGAGATCGGGCTCGATTAGAGGAGCCGCTTGATGAGTACACAAGACCAGCCGACGAGCTTGATCCTTCCGAACGCGACCGCGCCCTTCCAGGCGGGGATCACGACACCGCCCCAGTCCGCCCAGGGCGGCTCGAACATCTCCGACCCTCACCCAGATCACAACGCCAGGCGCTCGGACTGGGTCGTCATGTTCGACGCGAACGAAGGCCAGCGACACATCAAGTCGAAGACGACCCAATACTTGCCCGCGACCTCGGGGATGAGGGCGCTCTCGAGCTCGGCGACGAAGCTCGACCAGGAGGGGCTCGCGCTTTATACCGCCTACTTGACGCGCGCCTTCTTCCCGGATCTCGTGAAGGAGACCGTCCGGGCCCTCACCGGGATCCTCGACCGGGAGCCCGCGAACATCGAACTCCCCGAGGCCCTCGAGGACATGAGGGAGCTCGCCACGCCGAAGGGCGAGTCGCTCAACGATCTCCTCGTCCAGATCCACATCAACCAGCTCCTCTACGGTCGGCTCGGTCTCCTCCTGGACGTCGACGCGAACCGGGACCTCCCGCTCATCGTCCGCTACCCCGCGCCCCAGATCCTCAACTGGGACGACCTCACGGTCACGAACGACATCAAGCAACAAGACGACGCGAAGCGGAGCGAGGCGGTCCGCCGGCTTCTCATGGTCGTCCTCGACGAGACGCGCTTCGAGCGCGACACCGGCAACACCTACACCTGGAACCTCGTCCCGCGCTACCGCGTCCTCAACCTGGGCGAGGCCGAGGCGAACGTCTACACGACGCAAGTCGAGCGCGACGGAGCTCTCCAGGCGGCGGTCCAGCCGTCGATCCGCGGGAAGACCTTCGAGGAGATCCCCTTCACGTTCATCAACACGACCGACCTCGCGACCCAGCCGGGCGAGGTCCCGCTCATCAACCTCGCGAACCTGGGGCTCGCCATCTACCGCGGCGAAGCCGATCACCGGAGCGCGCTCTTCATGTCCGGCCAGGACACGCTCGTCATCACGGGCTACGACATCTCGGCCGGATCCTCGGAGAACCCCGGCGACAACGAGGCCCCGATCATCGGCTCGGGCGCCTACTTGAACATCCCGGACCCGGAGGGCGACGCGAAGTTCATCGGGCCCGACTCGAACGCCTTGAGCGAACAACGGACGAGCCTCGAGGACGACTACAGGCGAGCCGGCGAGGAGGGGATCAAGCTCCTCTCGAGTGGCGCCGGCGCGGAAGCCGCCGAGACTCTCCGGATCCGAGTCGCGGGCCGGACGGCCACGCTCCAGACGATCGCCATGACCTCGGCGACCGGCCTCGAGACGGCCCTCCGCCAGGCGGCGGTCTGGGTCGGCGCGGATCCCGAGGAGGTCAAGGTCGAGCCGAACCTGGACTTCATCACCGAGGACCAGGATCCCGCGGACCTCATCGCCTTCGCCACGGCGAAGAAGTCGAAGGTCCCGCTCTCCTGGAAGTCGGTCCACAACTGGCTCCGCCAGAAGGACTTCACCGAGCTCACCTTCGAGGAGGAGCTCGAACAGATCGACGAGGAGGCCGACATCGACGCCTTCGACACGGGCGGCGACGCCTTCCTGGGCGAACCAGGAGAACCAGGAGCGCCGGCTGGAGATCTCAACAACCCGGCAATGGTCGCCCAGCGCGCGGCGGCGATCGAAGCCGCCGGCGGAGCGCCAGAAGGCGACCCAGCCCAGCCAGGCGCCGGAGGAGACCAGGGCGACGCCGAGGAGTAGAACGTGGCGCACACGTCGAACACCGACATCCGCGACCAGCTCATCGCGCACCAGATCGGGCTCCTCCGCTTCTCGAAGGGGCTCTCGGGCCGGATCATCGCGCTCCTCAATCGGTCCGAACCCGAGCTCGCGGCCAGGCTCAAGGCCCGGCTCGATCGGATCGCCGCGCTCAACAACGACCCAGGCCCGGCAACGACCCGCCGGCTCATCGTCACCCAGCGCCTCATCAAGGGGATCCTCGACCCGACCTGGAAGTCGATCAACGAGATCATCCGGAGGGAGCTCGTCGGCCTGGCGTTCGGCGAGACGTTCTTCATCCAGGGCGTCGTCTCCGACGCGCTTCCCGTCCTGGTCACGCCGGCGATCCCGTCACCGAAGGAGCTCCGCGGGATCGTCTTCGCTCGGCCGTTCAATAACCGGATCCTCCGAGACTGGACCGGGACCTTCCAGCTCGGCGACCGCCGGCGCATGATGGACGAGATCCGCCAGGGCCTCCTCTTCAACGAGACGCCGACCCAGATCGGGAAGCGGATCTTCGGGACGCGGGCCCTCGGCGGCGCCGACGGCGTCCGGGCGATCACCAGGCGCGGAGCCCAGACGCTCGCCCAGACCGCGACCTCCGCGATCTCGAACGGCGTCCGCTCGGCGCTCTACAAGGCGAACAAGAGATTCATCCGGCGCGAACAATACGTCGCGACCCTGGACTCGAGGACGACGCCGATCTGTCAGTCGCTCGACGGCGACGTCTTCAAGACGGGGACCGGGCCGATCCCGCCGATCCACATCAACTGTCGGAGCATCCGCGTCCCGGTCATCGACGGGCGCAAGCTCGGGAAGCGCCCGGCGAGCCGCGCAACGGAGCGCGAACTTCGCGGACTTCGAGGTCCAGCCCGCCGGCGCGCCGTCGAGAAGCTCGTCGGGCCGGTCCCTGGAACGACGACCTATCAGGACTTCCTCAAGAACTCGAAGGCGAGCTTCCAGGACGACGTCCTGGGGCCAGCTCGCGGGAAGCTCTTCCGCTCTGGCGAGATAGACCTCAAGGGCTTCGTCGACAATTCCGGCCAGCGCCTCACGCTTCGCCAGCTCTACGACACGGACCCCGGCGCCTTCCAGCGGTCCGGCGTCCCCGCGCCGCCGGCGCTGGACGCTCCCAGGCCGGCGCGATGATCCTCTTCTGGCTTTGACATAAGTCTCGCGTTATAGTCGGCGCGATCCTGTGAGAGGAAGACCGAGATGACCCTCGAAGCCACAATTCAAGACAAGGCGAAGATCCCGGAAGGGCTCGCCGCTCACTACGTCGAAGCCGACGGCGTCTTCACCCTGGACGTGAAGGGGATGAAGACCCAGAAGGACTTCGACGACTACGCCGAGGCCTTGAAGAAGCGGCTCACCGACGCCGGCGCCGACTTCGCCAGGAAGCAAGGGGCCGGACTATCGCGCGACGATGTCCTCGAGATCATCGAGGGCTCGATGAAGAAGTTCATCAAGCCGGGCGCGAAGCCTGGCGACGGCAACGGAGCCGGCAACGGGGAAGGCGGGGACGTCGACGGACGCCTCCACGATCTCGAGCGGAACCTGGCCTCGGTCACGAAGGAGCTCGACACCGCGAAGAAGGAACGCGACGACGCCCTGGGAAAATCGAAAGACACAACAATACGAAACCAGCTAACCCAGGCCGCCAACGCCGCCGGCGCGACGCCGGAGGGAGTCACGAACCTCGTCTCGTTGATCGAGACGAACTTCGAGGTCGCTCAAGACGGGAGCGTCGTCACGAAGCTCGAGGCCGGGGCCGGAGTGAGTCCGAACCAAAAGCCCGAGGACTTCCTGGCGGCGGTCGCGCGCCAGAAGGACTTCCGGATGTTCTGGCCGAAGTCGGCCGGAGCCGGAGCGGATGGCGACGGGGCGGGAGGCCCTGGCGCCGGCGGAGATCTCGGGAAGGGGAACCCCTTCTCGAAGGCCGGCTGGAACATGACGAACCAGGGCAAGATCTACACCGCCAACAAGCCCGAAGCCGAGCGCCTCATGAAGGCCGCCGGCGTAGAACTAGGCGCGGTCGCTCCTGTAAGGTAGACTCGCGCAAGTAAACACCGCCAGGCCGTGAGGGCTCGGCTCAACGTAACGAGAAGGAGACCCTCATGGCCGAAGTAAGAGTCGCGGACGTCGTAGTCCCCGAGATCTTCGCCCCCTACGTCCGAACCCTCACCGAACAGAAGACCGCCTTGATCGAATCGGGCGTCGTTGTTCGGGATCCAGCTCTCGACGGGTTCCTTGCGGGCGGCGGGACATCATTCAATGCGCCCTCATGGCGAGACAACGACGACGACTCGAACATCCTCGCCGATCGAGTCTCGAGCGATAACCCGGCGACCGTAGCAACCCCGGCGAACATCCAGTCGAACCAGGAGATCGCGAGACGCCTCTCGCGGAACCAGTCCTGGAAGACTATGGACCTCGCCGCCGCGCTTGCGGGAGACGACCCCGCGAACTCAATCGCGGCGAACGTCGCCGCCTACTGGCGCCGCCGCCTCCAGGCCGTCTTCGTGGCAACCTGGACCGGCATCTTCGCCGACAACGCCCAGGTCACACCGAACGACGACCCGCGCGCCGGCATCACCAACAACGCCGCCCAGGACGACCTCACCGTCGACATCTCGGGCGCGTTCACGCCTGGCGTGACCGACTTCTCCGCGGAGGCGTTCATCGACGCCATCACGACCGCCGGCGATTCCCAGAGCGACTTCGTCGCCGTCATGATGCACTCGATCGTGTTCTCGAAAGCCCAGAAGAACAACTTGATCGACTTCATCCCGGACTCATCGAACGCCCTCGCCGCGGACATCCCGACCTTCCTCGGCCGGCGCGTTATCGTCGATGATTCCATGCCGAACGCCGCGGGCGTCTTCGACACCTGGATCTTCGGCGCGATGGCCTCGCGCTGGGGCGTCGGGAACCCGAAGGTCCCGGCCGAGGTAGACCGTGAGCCAGGACAAGGCAACGGCGGCGGAGGCGAGGAGCTCTTCTCGAGGATCGAATGGTCGATGCACCCAGTCGGCCACAACTTCCTCGCCGGCTCTGTTGGCAACCCCGACGGCGGTCCGACGAATGTCGAGATCGGCGACGGCGTGAACAACTGGGCCCGCACCTTCCCCGAGAGGAAACAGATCAAGGCCGCGCGCCTTGTGACGACCGAGTTCTAGTTCACCCTTGAACACCGTGTCGGAGGCCGGCCGTGATGGCCGGCTCCCATTTAACCAGGAGGCCCGACGAACATGAGCGAAGAGACACCGACGACCGAGGAGCTCGCGAACGAGCTCGCGGCCACGGAGACCGAGAGCCCAGAGACCGCCCCAGATCCAGCTCCAGCGGAGCCGGAAGCGCCAGCGGATACTCCGGCCGACTCGGATCCGCCAGCGGATCCCCCAGCGGATCCGGAACCCGAACCCGAGAAGACGATCGCCCCGCCAGTGAGGAGCGCCGCCCAGGCCGACAAGAAGGCCGCGGACGGATCCAGGCGGAAGAAGCTCATCGCCGACTCCGCGACGCCCGACCTCCCAGTCGACGAAGACGAGGAGAAGCGGAAGGCGGGGATCTACGACGAGCTCGAGAAGGTCCAGGCGGACCTCGAGGAGGCCCTGGCCGCCGTCGAGTCCTGCAAGGGCCGAGCCCGCGATCTCATGGCCGAGCTCTACCCTCACACGACCGGGAGCGACAAGCTCGTCGACGCGGTCCGCGGACACATCAAGGCCCAGAAGAAGATCCGCGCGAACCGGGCCTCGAGTCCCGCCAGGATCGCCGAGATCTTGAAGGCGGCCGGGAGGTCTCCGATCGACCAGGCCTTCTCCGTTCAACGCGCCCGAGGGATGGCGCGCCCTACCAGGTCCCAGGCGAAGCCAGCCGACGACCAGGGAGGCGGCTCCGACGCGAACGCCGGCTCGGAGTAGAGCATGGCGACGCCGACGGGACGCCCCGCCCAGGAGGCGCGCGGCTTCTTCGCTCGTGTGAGACGACGGAAGAAACAAGACCAGAGCGACTTCGACATCGCGGGGCTCGTCGACTCGCCTCACGACTTCGGCTCGGCCGCTCCGTCCGCGGCCTTCCCGAACGCCTTGACCCTTCCGGCGAACGCCCGGATCCTGGCGGAGGTCCTCGCCGCGAGCGGCGCGATCCCCGCCGGCGACACGCTCTTCTCGGACGGAACGGCCCAGGCTCGGAACTCCGAAGACCTGGCGAACCTCACGACGATCCGCGCCCTCTTCATCGAGAGCCGGAGCTTGACGATCACCCGCGGCCCGGCCGTCTCGAGCGGGACTCTCCAGGTCTACTTCTTCGGGCCGAAGAGCCAGCGGATCCTCATCGGGACGGGAGTGTTCTCATGACAACATCGACCTCGCCCCGTGTTTCTTGTAATCTTCACCGCGCCAGCGCCAGCAACTAGGAAGGAGCTAACCCATGTCAGCCCAGGACTTCTTCGAGGACGACCTCCTCGACCTTATCTTCACGAACGTCGCCGCCCCGAATGTCGGGGACGCGGGCGGTCTCCTCCCCTCAGTCGGGGCCGGGAACTTCCACACGTCCCTCATGACGGCCCTCCCCGCCGAGTCCGTCTCGGATCAAACAACGAACGAGGCAACCTACACGCCATACGCTCGGGTCGCCGTCGCGCGTTCCCTGGCCGGCTGGACGGTAGCCGCGGGAGTCGTAGACAACGACGCCGCGATCACCTTCCCCCAGGCGACCTCGGGCTCGGATACCGTGACCCACTTCGGGCTCGGCTTCGCCGCGTCCGGCGCCGGGTTCCTCAACATGGTCGGCGTCCTCGCGAGCTCGCTCGCGATCTCGACCGGGATCACGCCGGAATTTGCTCCCGGAGATCTCGACGTCTCCCTCGACTAAATTCTGGCCTTGTGCCATAGGAGAAAAACGTGAACCAGTCACTCGCGAAAAACGTCCGCCGGCTTGCCCGGCTTGAACTCCGGGGCGCCCGGATCCAGACCTTGACCGCTCGCGCGACCGAGGCCGGGAACACCGAGCTCGTCGCGAAGTACGACAAGGAACTCAAGCGCCGCGCCGCGGAGGCGAACTACTTGTCGCTCCGTTGTGAGGCCGACCTGGAGGATCTCGATGAAGCGGGCCTGGCGGAAGCCGAGGCTCTACGAGAAGCCGTTCTGGCCGGAAGCCGAGGATCCGCCGCCGCGAAGGCGATCATGAAAGGGACCGCCGCGCCAGCCGCCGAAGCCGCCGGCTAGTGAGCGAGATCTTCGAGTCGACCGGCGTCTCCGTGGACGTCGAGAACGACGTCGTCGTCCTTCGGGTCGGCGACAAGATCGCGCGCTTCTCGTACACGTCCGCCTTCATGGTCGCGCAACGGATGAGGCTCGTGTCGAACATGGCCGGACGGATCGCTGGCGTGAGCTCCGCCGTCACGGCCGAGCTCAAGCGGAAGGCCGACGAGTCGAACCTCACCCCGATCAACAACGCGCCGCCCAGGGATTCGAGCGCGCCCTGGGACGTCTGGAACGAGGGCGAGATCGTCGCCGTCCGCCTGGGCCTTGTGACCGCGCGCTGGGAAGTTCCGGCGGCCTTGACGATCGCCGGCTGGATCCGCGAAGGCGGACGCCAGGCGAAGAACTGGGCCGGAGATACCTCGAAGACGCTCCGGATCGCCGGCATCTTGACCGACGCGGAGGAGAACCGCCGGCTCGCGAATTGAGTGAGGACGTGATGGCCTCCGACATCCGGGCCCAGAAGTCCGAAGGAGGACATGATGGCGATCCAGATCAAGCTCCGCGGAGGGCGCCTAGTCTTCCGCGAGAACATCGACCGCAACGGCCCGGCCTTGACGCTCGCCTTCGGCGATCGCGCGGCCTTTCGGACCGCTCTCAACTCCCTCACGAACGACGGCGACGAGGTCATCACCCAGGGCCGCTTCCGCCGGATCGAGGACTTCACGAGCTCGCCCGTCTGTATCTGTAAGACCGAGGCCCAGGCGGACACGATTGTCGCGGCGCTGGGCGCCGGCTTCACGAAGAGGACCCAGGGCGAAGCCGTCGACGGCTTC